ATCATATTTTAACTGCCCAACAAAAATGGGGATTTCGTAAAATAAGGGCAGAAATTAACGTAGCCCAACAAGCGATTGTAAATGAGTTAAAGGAAAGTTATATTAAACCAAATGGGGTTCCTTTGTCTATAGATGAATATAGGCCTACAAGACACCAAGGAGATAAGGATGAACGTATTGGAGCTGTATTAGAACCAAAATACGATAACCTACAAGTCTGGCATTATCGTGGTGGTAATTGCCAATCCCTTGAAGAGGAACTCATAATGTTACACCCACCCCATGACGATATTAAGGATGCTCTTGCAAATGCAATTAGTATTGCACAAATACCAAGACAACGTAATCTTAATAGTCAACAATCAAATATTATTACCCACTCTCGCTTTGGCGGTGTGGCTTACTAACGAGGAACAAATATGGCAGGTAAACTAGCTGTTATACATGAAACCATAGATGCAGATAATCTTGCCAGAACTCTTTCTGGTTTATATAATAAATGGTTAATACAACGAAGTGAAAAAGAAGCGAATTGGAGAGAACTTCGTAACTACCTATTTGCTACAGATACTACTAAAACCACTAATAGTAAACTACCTTGGAAAAATAAAACAACCTTACCAAAATTAACTCAAATAAGAGATAATTTACACGCTAATTATATGGATGCTTTATTTCCAAATGATAATTGGCTTCGTTGGGAAGGTTATAGTGCTGACTCTGTTCTACAAAAGAAACGGAAGGCTATTGAAGCCTACATGAAGAATAAACTTCGTGAGAGTGGTTTTCGTGAAATAGTATCTAAACTTCTTTATGATTATATTGATTATGGTAATGTATTTGCTGAAGCAACTTGGGTAAAAGAATCTTATGAAGACCCTATTACAAAAGAAGAGGTTGTAACCTACATTGGACCAAGAGCAGTTAGAATATCTCCTTTTGATATTGTATTTAATCCTGTATCCCCTACTTTTAAAGAGTCTCCTAAATTTACCCGATACTTAAAAAATGTAGGAGAACTTAAACGAGATGTTCTTAAAAGACCTGATTTAGTATATGATGAATCTGTTTTTAATAAAGTTGTTGCAGTAAGAAAAACCCTCTCTTCTTTTAAAAAAGAGGATATTAATAAATCAGAGGCAATTCGTATAGATGGGTTTGGTTCTATCCACGAATATTATCAGTCTGGTTTGGTAGAACTTCTTGAATTTGAAGGTGGTGTCTATAATGAGGTTACAGGAGAACTAGAAGAGAATAGAATTATTACTATTGTAGATCGTTCTTATATTCTCCGTAATGTTGCTAATCCTTCTTGGACGGGTAAGGACACAAAGGTACACACTGGTTGGAGAGAAAGACCAGATAATCTATATGCAATGGGACCACTAGATAATCTAGTTGGTTTACAATATCGTGTAGATCATTTAGAAAACTTAAAGGCTGACGCATTAGATCAAACCATATTACCACCTAAAGTTATTGTTGGGGATGTTGATCCTTTTGAGTGGGGTCCGGGTGTGAGTATCCATGTTCCAGAAGATGGTGACGTTAGAATTCTTCCACCAAACCCAGCCGCCTTTCAAGTTAATAATGAGATAATGTCTCTACTCTCTCTTATGGAAGAGATGGCAGGCGCACCTAAAGAGGCTATGGGTATACGCACTCCTGGAGAGAAGACTGCTTTTGAAGTACAACAACTACAAAATGCAGCCGGTAGGATTTTCCAAAACAAGGTAAATAAATTTGAAGTTGAATTTATGGAACCCTTAATTAATTTAATGTTAGAAATATCAAAACGTAATGTTGATACTACAGATTTAGTTAGGGTAATGGATAATGATGTTGGTGTAGTTGACTTTATTTCTATCACTAAAGAAGATATTACAGCTAAAGGTAAACTCCGTCCTATAGGTGCTAGGCATTATGCAGCTAGGGCGCAACTAATGCAGAATATGTTAGGGGTGTTTAATAGTCCAGTTGGACAAATGATTGCTCCTCATATATCTGCCAAACAATTAGCAAGACTTGTAGAAGAACAGATGGGCTTCGAACAGTTTGGTTTTATTAAAGATAATGTTGCTATTATGGAGGCATCTGAAACCCAAAGATTAATGAACCAAGCACAAAAAACAGTAGAAACTGAAGACATGCATCCAGTAGAGGAAAATATGTTACAAATGACTTGACAAAACTAATAAAATCTGGTATAATATATATACTTATGATAATTTCTCTTAAAGAAAAAAACCTTTCTGAATACACAAAAGAAGAAATCTTGAATATAATAAAACAATATTCAATTGAACAACTTGAGTTATCTCAGAGAAAGACATTGGATGAAGAGTCCTTTAATAAACCTAGTTGGAGTGAATATCAAGCATTTCAATTAGGGTTTCAAAAAGCAATGGTTAAATTAATTAACTTTTTACCTGACCGGGAAAACAAGTGACTCAAGAAAAAACTAGTATTTTTACTCCGTCAGAGACCCTGACAGAGACTACATCTCCCCTTAAAATTGAACTTCCACCAGAGGTTTTAGAATTTGTAGGAGAAGGAAAGAAGTATAATAATCCTGTAGATGCTCTTAAATCTGTTCCGCATGCACAAAAGCATATCTCTACTCTTGAAGCAGAGTTAGCACAAACAAAAACAGAACTAGAAAAAAGACGTACTGCAGAAGAACTTCTTAATGAAATTAAATCCTCTACTAACCCACAAACAACTACCACTGTTCAATCGGGTTTAACAGAGGAAGCAGTAGTAAAAATTTTAGAACAGAAACTTGTTCAAAAACAAACACAAGAAAAAGCACAGGGTAATGCACAGAAGGTAGCAACCTCCTTTGCAGAAAAATTTGGAGATAAGGCAGAAGAAGTGTACAATAAACTTGCAACAGATTCTGGTCTTACTATTACCCAATTAAATACTCTTGCTGCAACCTCCCCATCTGCTGTCCTTAAATTAGCCGGACTTGATAATGCAAATCAAACAATCTCAAAGTCAAATGGTACAGTTAATACTGAATCTATGAGACAAAATAATAACAGTCAAACTGAATTATCAGCTAGAGTTAAACAAGGTGCTACCACAAAAGACTTAGTTAATGCGTGGAAAATTGCAGGACAAAAGGTAGGAAAACAAAATTAATAAAGGAAATAATAAATGTCTCAATTGACAGGTAACACAACCGCTTTTATTGAATCACAACAATATTCCCAGTTTATTCTGGATAATCTACACGACTACCTCCTTCCTGAAGGATTGTGGCGTGATGTATCAGACTTTGGTTCTGGTACAACCCTTAACATTAAAACTGTTGGTACAGTAACCTTACAGGATGCCACAGAAGATGTCCCTTTGGTATACAATCCAATTGATACAGGTACAATTACTCTATCTATTACTGATTATATTGGTGATGCTTGGCGTGTATCGGATGATCTGCGGGAAGATGGTTCACAAATAGATACTCTAATGTCTATGAGAGCCTTGGAATCTACAAGGGCTTTTGGTGAACAACATGAATCTCGTTTCTTGGCTGTATCTAATTTGGCCCAAACCAATGCTAACGTAAACCTCATTAATGGAAGACCCCATAGGTGGATTGCAGGTGGTTCTGGAGTTACCACTCGTACAATGTCTCTCTCTGATTTCATAGCAATGAAATTAGCGTTTGATAGGGCTAATGTCCCAGCAGGAGGTAGGATTGCAATCGTTGACCCTATTGTAGAAGCCTCTATTAATAGTCTACAGAATTTGGTAAATGTATCTAATAACCCACAATTTGAAGGTATCGTAACTTCTGGTTTTGCAAGAGACCATAAATTTGTTAAAAATATCTTTGGTTTTGATATTTATACAAGTAATTCCCTACCAACTAAAACAGCGACTGAAGCCATTAACGCCTCTTCCTATAACCTTGCTAATACCACTGCAGCAGTTGGGGATATAGCCAATATCTTTATGTCTGTTGCAGACGACTCTACTAAACCTATTATGCATGCTTGGAGACGCAATCCTCAAACAGAAGGTTGGCGTGATCCTGAAGGGCGCGGTGATAAATTCCAAGTAACCTCTCGCTTTGGTTTGGGTGCTCAAAGGGTTGATACTCTTGGTGTTATTCTAACCTCTAGCACTGCTTACTAATAACGAAAGGAAAATATAAAATGGGATTTGAACTTGATTCTAAACGAGGTGTATTTAACTATTATGGTGTTCGTACAACCGATCAAAAATTTGGTGGTAATGTATGCCATGACCTCAAACAAGTAGCTACATGGACATTTAATTATAATGATCTACCCACATATGGAACCAGTAATTTGCAGATGTCTATTCCAGCAAATTCACGAATTCTATCTGCTAAGTTGGAAATTATAACTGCTTTTACTTCTACTTCTACTACCACAGATTTGACTGCTGGTTTGTACACTTCAGCCGGAGTTGCAATTAGTGCTACAGGACTAATTACAGCAGCACAAGCAACTCAAACTACTATTGCTACCGCAGGTAATATTATTGACGGAGCTAGTGGTACACCAGCTGCTTTGATTGGTGTTACTATTGGTGCTACAGCCGGTGAGTTGGTGGTTGCTCCTACAGTAGCTGATCTACTTACAGGTAAGGCAAGGTTGATTGTAGAGTACATTAAAGCTGGCGTTTAATAGTTTCATAATAACAACAATAAAGGGCTATTGAGGTATATTCTCAATGGCTCTTTTTGTATAAAGGTATATAATGCCTACACAACATAAAAATATAACAGAAGCAGATTTACACGAAAGTAAAGGTGCATCTACGGCGACTATTAATACAGTCCCTATTTCAAATGGAGCTGGTTCTACTACTTGGGGTAGACCCCTACCCTATGGATCAGATACAGCTGCTACAGGTACTTATTTTGTTTCAAATGGTTCTGGTGGTGGTACATGGAAAAAACCGCCTTATGGATCAATTTATTTTGAAAATATAGGTACTCCTTATAGTTTAACCTATCCATCTTCTTTTACAAAATTAAGTCCAACTACAACACCTTCTGGGTTGAGTTACTTAGTAACGGAGGGAGTTAATGCTAAACTTACTTACACAGGCCCCGGAGAAGTAATGGAAGTAACAGCAACCTTGTCTGCAGCACAGGCTTCTGGTGCAGATAGAGATTTGCATTTTAAATTATATAAAAATGGCACTGCCACTTTAATAAGCAGGGCCGATACTTTCGAGGACTTACTTCGTTTACAAACACCTTTACGC